TAGCCCAGGCATTCATCACCTAACGCATCAGAAACCTCGGTTAATTGAGGCATACCCTTCCAGCCATCAGCCGCAGGCAATACATTTAACGTGCCTTCACTTGCCGCAGCATTAAACTTGCTTCTGTCAGGCTCAAATGGTGCAAATGGGATCATTAATAACCACCTATGCTACGTCATAAGTGCCGGATGCATAACGATTACCACCATTGTATAATAGCGCATCATCGACCGAACGTTTACCACGTTTTTTCTGTGAGAGGTAATTGCGAGTTTCACGAATAAATTCATCAAGTGTTTGTTTAAAAACAACCGCGCTTTGAATATCTTTGATGAAAACATTGCCCCAAATGATTGAAGCCGCTAAATAAACATCTGGATGAGTTGTTAAAAGCCAGTTTGTCGGTGCAGCATCAGATAAAGCATAGCGTTCTTGATATACAAAGCGATAAGTCTGTGCGCCTGATTGCGGTCGGTTAAACTCAATTGTATCACCATCAATCACATAAAACTCAGGTCTACCCGCTGTATCATTGTATGCAATTGTCCCTGGGGCCTTGAGCAATATCTCATACTCGTCACCATCTGTTGTGCAAAATAAAGCAATAGGCTCTGCCAAGCTTAAAGAGCTAATATCAATGCTTTGCGTCCCGTCCGCGCCTGCTAGTGTCGTATCAACTTCGAACCCTTTTAGGCGGCGATTTAAACGAGCTTCGGCAAGCGTGATGAAATCAGCAGCGTTACCCGTTAGGTCGCTTCTATCCATCCATTCGGTGATTGCCGATTTTAGCTCGGTGTAATTACTTATTGACATGTTGAGCTACTTTTTTTGCAAAGTCTGATTTTTTAATTTTGGAAGGTGTATCAACATAGCCTTTAGGGATGTCTTGCCCTTCAAGAAACAATTCTGCGCCTTTTGCGCTGTACATCCAAACGTCTGATTTAGCTTTCATTTCAAACCCTTTCATCAAGTAAAAAGGGCGACCCGAAAGCCGCCCCGTTTAGTGTTAAATTAAGCTGTACCTGACAAGCGAGTTGCAAGGCGTGGGTCGATTGCTTTAGTTCCGAACAGAACATCAAAGCGCCAGCTCTCAATATCGTTTGTGTGGTCATAGCCAGGGATAAGACGTAGTGAGATGCCTTTATAGCTCTCACGAGTACCACCGTAAGCAGAAGCAGGCATTTCCATCGGTGCAGATACGAAAGCAAATGCATTTTTATGGAAAATCATGTTCTGACGGTATCCCGTTGAAGCCGTACCCATCACAGTGATTGCGGCATTATCAGCCGGTACACTATCGATTGTTGCTTGTGCACCTGAAGAAATCATTGCAGGGGATACGGTCAATGTAGCATTGCCTGAACCATCAGACGTTACATCAGAAACAACAGTGAATTGACGTAAGAACGGTAGTTTAGCTTTAGACACAGGGTTAACAGCGTAAACACCCGCGATTGTGAACACATCACCAGCTTTTAAGACTTCGGTTGAAGTCGTCCAACCATCAGTCACAAGTGAAGATGTAAAGTTTGATGTGTCTTTCGCTGTTGCGTAAGTGTCGTTTTGTGAACCACCGTTAACAAGCGGTGTGCCGCCGTGTGCGCCAACTGTATGAGTTGGTACGTTTTGTGCTGCATATGTCTCAACACCACCAATGTTACCCAAACGGGCCATTGTGTAAGCGTCTTGTACAAGCTTATCACTTGCCTGCAAAGCAGCTTGACCGCCCAAAAGACCCCAATGGTCAGCAGGAGAAAGAACGCCACAACGCTCTGTAGGAACCGACAACTCATCCATGCGCTGCGGACCTTTTGCAAAGTCTGTAAACGCATCAATTGTTTGACCTGGTGTACCCTGCCAAGATGGGACATATTTATACAAATCCATGATTTGACGGTCGATATAATCGGCCAATTGGATCATTGCAGGTTTAAGAACACGCTCACGAACACCTGACTTATCAATGTCTGTGGTCATTTCTTTTGAAGTAAAGCCAACATCAACACCAATCTGGTTGTTCATGGTGATAGTTGTTGAACCTTCTTCAACGTCTTGATTAGAGCGCGTAGCACCTGTACGAACCGTGAAGTCAGCAGGACGACGAACTGAAACAGTATCGCCTTTTTTCATGCCGTTTACTTTTTGTGAAAACTCACTGTTGTAGTCCGTGTGGACTTTCTTTGTCATAACGAGTGTATTTTCGAGAATGCGTAGAGCTTCTTTTGTGAAGACCGACGACTGTTTTTTGATATCATTAGCCATTTGCTAAAATCCTTCTAAGGGCCTGGACTGTCATCTCGACGTTCAAGCTGTGTGGTTTATTTAAATCTTTCGGATGCCCACCTATCGTATTCAGACATAGACATTTTGTGCGGTTCTTTCGTTGAAACGCCAGAGCTACGGCTGGATACTTTTTTGAGCGGTTTTGTTGCTTTTGCTTTCTGTGAAAGCGTTGGAATTGCGGCCTGTTTTTTCTGCGATAGAGCGCCAAGTCTTGCCAAATGAAGAACTTTTAAAACATTCGGACTCATAGCTTGGTCAATTTGCTCTTGTGTAAATCCCTGCTCATTAATGCTGAAATTTACTAACTCATCGTAGCTGTCGGAGGACCACCCCGAAATATTCTGTTGCCCGTATTCTTTAGTTGCCGTGATGCGGTTGGCAGTTGCCTGCTTCGCAGCTTCGGTCTTCTGAACATAAGCGTTATTTAAATAAGCCTGTATATTCTGTTGCTCATTCTGCAATTGATTAAATTCAATTTGCAGCTTTTGCGCCCCAATAGGATCTTGGTCTATATAGGCTGCCCAATCAACGTTCTGGATTTCAGCCAAACGCTTTTGGTTTTTGTTGTAGTCCGCTTTCGCGTCTATCTCTTGCTCTAAAACTTCAGACATTGCCTGCATATTTGCAGCCTCTGACTCAAGTCTCTTACGTTGCTCGGCTACTTCTGTAGTTTTCTGCGTGTAATCCGCATTTTTCATGTAGCCTTCTTTTAGAGCCTTTGGAACCTGGTAGACTTCACCGTCAAGTTCCATTTCTTCAAAACCTTCGGCAATAGGTTGGCTTTCTGCTTCTGCGTCTAGCTCACCTTCCTCGGTTTCGTCTTCGTTCAATTCCTCATCGGTTTCGATTTCGTCAGATTCTTCAATATCTAACTCTTCAACTTCCAACTCCTCTCCGACTGCCTCTGTGGGTTCTTCGATGAAATCTTCTTGTTGTTCTAGTTCCATTGGGGTGCACTCCTCTTAGGTTGGTGCTAATTGGCGCCTTTACCCGCAGCGCTTGGGATTAGTATGAAAGCAGCAGCAACAAATCCTCTTCCTCTTGCATCTGAATTAATCGAGCAAGTTGGTAAATCTGTCGTTCTAACTGTTCAAAATTGATTGGCTGATATTCGGCAAGCTTAACCATCTTAGGGGTTGGCTCGAAATCTGTCTCTAATAGTGTCTTGGCCCGTTTAGCTAGTCTTCTGACACGTTTCTTTGTTTCTTTTGGTGCTTCCTTAGTCGATACCTCTAAAGCCTTCTTAGCGGCCTCATGTTGCTCACTAAGTAGCTTACGGATTGCCGCCCTTTGGCGTTCTTTTTCCGCTTCTGTTAATCGGCGCGATGATTGATTGTTACCACCGGACCCGCGCTTAACCTGATCTTCTACCTCACCTGAAGCAATAGCGCCCCAAGAGGAACCCCAAGCGTCACCCCATACGCTAATCATGTTCTAAGGTCCGAAAGGATCGGCTTCTGTGCCAGCCCCTTCAATCGTAACATTGTTGACCTTGATAATATTTGCGTCTATCTCGCTTGGAATAGCCGCAGTTACATCTGCGCTTGATAGGTCATTAAGTGCTGCAATAGATGAAGCCGTAGCCAGGCTTGAAACATCGGCCTGAAAATCACTTGCGACTACTTGCATAGCTGTAACCACATCAGCCGCCGAATGTGTGCTAAATCGATCAACGACCGTTTGAATATTCACAACAACGTCTTGCCATTCATCACCAGCTTGATCTGAGAAAACAATTGTCACGTTGTCCGCGTTCATTTCGGTTGCAGATAGAGCCACCACAACGACTTTACCCGTTGACGTTGGAAGGCTTGCGAGATTCACCAAAGCACCACCATCTTTGCTTATTTGCACGTCACCCGCCGCAAGAGTAGGTCCAGACGCGAACTTGCCTGAATTGGCAACAGATGGCAGGCCAAGCGTGAATGTATAAGCTTGATTTTTCAATACTGGTGTCTGTTGAGCCATTAGGTTCTACCCGTATCCGAAATTTTAAATACAGAGATACGCACATCATTTTGTCCAACCGTGCCAGCAACACCAATGTCACGCATTTGAAGCTTGATGTCATCGCCAGTATCAGCAGGTAACAGGAAGTTATTGATCTGCGCCGAGCCATCATTTTGCGCGGTATTGCGAGACGCGTATTGCATGTCTTGTGCGGATTCTACCCCTGTTACCGCAAAGCCTGAGCCTGTATCTCTCATCAAGCGAATATCCAATTGATGCCGATTGTTGGCCGTTTGAGTTGTCAAAGCCCATGCGGAAATCACATATGTTCCAGCCGCCAACGTCAAAACGCCTGTTGTGCCATTGAATGTATAATCACTGCCTTGGTTCACATCCTCATCGAAGCCTGTGATATCTGCATATGTGCCTGTAGTCGTTTGCGGGGTGGAATTTTTCACCGCTTGAAAACAAGTTGGCGTAAATCCACCACCGCCGCCGCCTGAAGATACATTGTTAGGCGTTTGAATAGTGACAGACATTAATTCAATGTCCCGCGAATAGGCTCAACACGGGCTTGCCCCTTGCTGTCTCTTGTAATCTGCTTGGGCGTGTTCATCGCTTCCGCAACCTCTTGAAGACCCGCGACAGTTGCTTGTGAATTTTGTTGAAGCGCCTGCGTAATAACCTCAAGCGATTGAATAACCGCCGTTAACGCTAGATCATGCTTTGAAACATCAACAGGCTGACCATTTTCATCAATTTGCTCAACCAAACTACCTTCAATCTGTTTAACACGCAGATCATGGTTCATTTTCTCGCTTTCAAGGCCAAGCTTTTGTTTTTCAACTCTTAGCTTTTCATGCTCTAGGTTAATCTTCTCGCGGTCTACATTTGCTTTTGCGATATCCGATTGAGATTTAGCCATATCTTGAGAAACTTGCTGTTCTAGCTGTTGGTTCTGCTGTGTTAGCTCTTGAATTTTCTGCTTACCCTCTTCCATCGCCTTTTGAACTTCAGGGGGGAGCTTATTCTCATTTGTTGGATCAAGTTTAGCCAGCTTTTCTGCAATCTCGTCAGCTTGCGGCCAATCCATATTACGAGCCAACGGCGCACCAAGTACTGGCGCAGCCTGTGGAAATGATCTAATCATTTCTGTCATTTGCGTTGCCGCTTCTTCACGTCTTGTTGTGAAGCTTGGGCCTACCTCGACTGCAACATCGTATTTACCAACGGTTAAATCATGCATTGCGAGAATGACCTGACCATTATCGTTTTGTTCCGGCTTGCCGTCACGACCGATGTGCGGGACTTCTTGCCCCTGGTTTACCTCTTGCAAGTGTTCTTGACCATCTTCACCCAATACACGAAGCATACGAGGCTTGTTATAAACGGATGGAATTAGATCAACGACAATTCGCCCAACTTGACGAATAGCGCGGGTTAGATTGTCTGTGAAATGGAAAGTTGCAACATCTCCCTCACGTTGACGAGCCATAATAGCTTTGCCGCTAGTTTCGTTTGATCTTGCACCTAGCGAAGCGTCATACATGCCAATGGTAGACTTGATGTCATCGGAAGCGTTTAGAGCCTCTTGCAGTGCACCACCCGCAGCACCACTGTCTATAGGCTGTCTTATTGGTGGCTGATCACCGTCATATTCCAAATATGCATGATTTTCTTTATGTGCTGTTTGCCAATTGTCAGCATCAGTGTCAAATGCGCCAGTAGGCCCGATATATGGCGCTCTTGGGGCTAATGCGACTAATTCAGTAGCTGTTGTGCGCCAATAGTTAAACTGTCGCTGTGCATCCTTTGCAGGATTAACAAGGCTTCTGAAATATCTCTTACCCTCAACTGAGAACTCATCACCATAAACCGGAACGATAGGAATATATTTACCCGCCCAATCGTTTGTCTCGATTACCTCAGCACCGGTCATAATCGTTTGCGTGACTTTATAAGCCTTAGTCACACGCTCATCAACGACTTGGATCACACCCGCTTCCATAGCGGTTAATAGATCCTCATCGGTCATTAAATCTTCTTTGGAAAATACACGGCCATCAGAGGTTAAAACAATCTCTTGGTCTTCTTCTTTGCGCTGCCAGAACTCAGCAACTAAAACACCATCGTCGTTTAACCAGTCACCATCAGCTTGCGCCCACTTGTCATCATCAAAATCTGTGACCTCTGCATCTGGATATTTTGCTTTAAATGCTGATTTAGATAAGCGATCAACAACAAAACACTCATTCCAGCTTGAGCCATCCGCACATGTTGCATTTGGATCCGGATAGACAGCAAACGGGTTAATTACACGGTCAATGTTAATGTCCATGTCAAATGCATCTTCATACGCATAATCAATACCGACACGGATATAACCAAAGCCATTTGTTACAGCGCATTCAACAGCCGTATCATATGATATATCTGCATGTGAGGTGTATTCAATATTACGAATAAGACCATCAAGCACTTGAGCCGTTTTTGTGTCTGCTGCGCTATCAACAGCCTTTACCTTAATTGCGGGCTTGTTCTGCCTTGCGTCATTTACGACCTGACGAATAAACGTCTGCATTTTATTGATAGTTAAAACTGGTCTTCCGTCTGCTTCACGCTGGTTACGGATTTTCTCAGGCCATTGTTCGCCAAGCTTTGCAAAGCGAAGATCCTCTAAGCCCATGTCATGATTTTCAGATAAAGCAGATTTAGCAACTTCAAATCTATCACGGTATTGAGTTAGCTTATCGTCTTTTTTATTGGTCTGCTTCTTATCCATTAACCCATCCATCCACCAGCTGCGTAAGATTTACGTGCTGCTTTCTTTTTCGCTGGCTTGCGTGTTAATTGCGGGAATAACTCAGTCATACCCCATACAACGGCATCAGCTCTATCTGGTGAACGATCACCAACATATCCTGACGTTGTAAATTCTGTTAGTTGGTCTTCAATTTCAGGAAAATAGCCAACATGCTTAATTTTATCAGGGTATAAATAAGAAATAGGTTCGGCCCTGATAGCCTTGCCTCTTGAGGCGTGAACCTCTTTATATGGCGTTTGTGGTCTTGCGGCCTGAATAACTGCCCTGACCATATCACCGCCGAAATTCTTCTCTGCAACAACGCAATCGGCCTTGTGCCTGTCAAAAGCCTGACCAACAACGTTGCCCCAAACTTCCGGCTTAAACTTGCCTGATAAATCCTCAAGCAGATATCCTTTTCCATCTACACCAAGCGCACAAACAATAATGCCAACTTCATCCGAGCGCTCATCCTCATCACCAGAACAACCAGAAGGATCAACCGCAACAATAATGCGCTGATAATCAGGTGTTTTACCGTCTAATATTCTGCACCTGTCAAACGTATCAACGGACCATAGCGCGTTATCATTAGCAGCTAAGAACTTCCCCTCTAAGAACCTTTGGCGCATTCTTTCGGGTAATGCTTGAAGCTCTTGAATGTATTCCTCTGGCAGATTGTCGGCGTTATCGCCTGGGTTCATCAGTAATGAAGCATAGCGTTCTTGATTTGGTAATGCTTCTTTACTGTCTGGATCAATCTTTTTAACAAATACCCGATAAGACCAATGTGATTGCCCAGGCGGGTTACAATCGTAATAAGCTTTAAGTGTTAAGCCGCAGCGTTGCGCTAAACGTGTCATTGCCATATTACGAGCCGACCAGCTAATCTGTGAGCACTCGTTTAGATATATCGTTGCGTATTCTTGGCCTAGGATCTTCTCAGTACGTTCTTTGTCATCCAAACCACCGAACCAAATTTCGGAGCCGTTTGGGAACTTTAAATACCAATCCGTTCTATCAAGCTTGCACTTTTCCCACAGGCCAGGCCAACAAAGCTTGATCACCTTTGGCAAAGTATCCATGACAATAGAAGATTTGATGTGGTTAAAACGAAACCTTAAAATAATATGCCGACTGTTGTCAGCCTTGAGCGCCCTTACAATAACAGCTCTAACTAGTTTAAACGTCTTGCCAGAGCGAGAGCCGCCAAACAACATTACATGACGCGCATCTGATGCTAATAGCCTGTTAGCTTCTGCCTGCTTTGGTGTGAGACTAAAGCTTGTCGTCATCGTTTACGAAGTTGAGTTGAAGCGGCCCACCATCTTTACCCGTGTGCTCTGCTTTATCGACCAACAAGCCATGAAGTTTAGCCTTGCCCATTGTTGCACTTGTCATTGCAGCGCCTTGGCCTTCTGCTGTTGCTACCATTCGAGCCTCTTCAAGCTC